TAACCTCTCCATCTGTTGATACCATTCTACAACAAATGTCTATGATTCTATTTCTATAATTCTGACTTAACATTAGGTACTCATTCTTTGGTGTACTCTACCCATAATCTTTGTCTTTGCTTTCTTATCAGGATCTTTACCAGTTTCTTTTTTATAATCTGCTATCCCTTGATCTTTCATTATATTTCTTAATTTAGTTTCACCTTTTCTTACTACCTTCATTCTCTCTGCTCTGGTCATACCAGATGCTTTTTGTGGTTTATAATTTGGATCTACCTTTGCCTTTGCTTTCTTTGCTAGTAACTCATCAGCAGTTTTAGGTTTAGCACCTGATTTTGATGCTCTTCTTTCCATTGCTGCCTTTCTCTGCTGTTCTCTAGGTGATAAACCAGCAGTTCCCCTCTCTTTAGTAGGTTGTTGTTGTCTACCAGCAGGTGATCTTTTCACATTAGGTTGTCCTATATCTTTTCTATCTTTATATGTTTTTGCAGGTGCCATCTTACCACCACCTACTGCTTTCATTCTTCTCTTCTCTGGTTCAGTCTGCTTTCTTTTTGGTTGTATTCTTCCACCTTCTCCAGTTTTTCTTATTTGTGAACGCCCCATCACATCCTTATCATAAACTGCCTCACATAGAGACATAAATTCTAAGAATGATTTTTTCATTGGAAGATTAATTTGTTTCATATATTATTTATTTCTACCAAACATCAGGTGAGTTTAAATCCTCAACATATACTTTTAACTTTTCATTAGGATGAACATCTAATGTTTTAGACCAATTGATATTAAAAGGATTAAAATCCTCTTGAACATCTAGTTCTAAGGTAACTCTATACTTTGATTTGAGTTGATCTTGAGCGATAGTGATTGACATGAGAAAACCCCTGAGAGATACTTATACAGTATAGGAAAAATTATCCAACTTGTCAAGAGATCCAATCAATAAAGTGTTCAATAATACATAATCATAACACTATATATGGTATTTACGTACTATAGACTACTTCTGTGGTCTAAAATTCTCAAGATAAAATACATTTGAATTAATTTGTTCTATATTTTTATACTCAGGATATTCTTGTGAAAAAGAATAATTTGTGTCTTCAATTAATTTATTTGTTAGTTTGCATAGGGCATCTAATGTCTCTCCATTGATCTCAGAATATGGTGTGTCCTCAAAGACTCTTTCCTTTACATAGTCAAGTGCTGCAAGATATGAATCTGTATTCTCTTCAAAGTTTTTCAAATATTTAACACTATCATCAGATGAAAAGAAATCTAGTATTGGCATAAAACTGAATAATTATTTCCTATGGTAGGATAATTTTTACTGAATGTCAAGTGGTCTGTATTGTTGTGACTTGTATGCACCATAACTCACCATATCAGGATCTCTATCATCTTGTTTGCTTACTCTTCTCCTGATAAATTCTAATTCACACCAGTTTTCCTCATAACAACATAAACATACATGAATCCTTTTATGGAAAAATGTAGATAGATCACACTGTGGTCTAGGTTTTGTTGCTATTTCAATGGTTATGTAATTTGATACAGGTATCCACCCATTTTTTGTTCTGGTTTCATTATCAATTGGTTTACCTTTAAAGTACACCCACCCTTCATGAATTGCTCCTAACTCTGTTGTCCAACGAACATAGTCATTCACTTGAGGTTCATACATTTTTTTGCTGCATCAAATTGATTAGATTTTTTAGAGATAAAATCTCCTTGTTTTTTTGGTTTACAGTCTCTTCTAATTCTTTTATATGTCTCTGAAGAGATGGAACCAAACTGAAGTTATTGGTCATCGCTCTAAGTTAAAAATGAGGAAACAACTTTTGAATCTGCATTGCTTTCCACTTTATATTTATCTGATTTGGATATGTTACCCCTTAATTTGCCATAATATTCTAGGAAATTGTCGTTATCTTCTGCAACAATTAGATCAAAACATTCTTCTTCATTGTCTGCTACTACAGTCCAGATTCCACCATATTCTGACTGAGGAAATGGTACAAAATGATCCACAATATACAAGAATTTCATTTTCTCCTGTGATTTTTTTCTAGTATTATAGTGACAGTATAGTGTATCAGTTTTCTTTTGTCAATTCAGCAGTTGAGAATAATATTCTACTCCAATGCTTATGTTTTTCATCTAGGTTAGAGGTTTTATCTCCTAGACTTAATTGCTTCTCTAGTAATTCTATCTTTGCAATTGTTAATTCCTCAGAATAGAATTTAATTGGTTGTTTTCCATGCAGATTGTCACCACTCATACTAATTCTCCTTTGCTAAATTGACTAATGTAATATTTCCATCTCCTTAATCATCTCTAGTCGCTGAAACTCCTCCTGTAAATTGTAATGTATTTTGTAAGATTCAGTTGTGACATAATATCCAACAATATCACTTCCATTACAAGAGTATCCATAACCAATCACCTTTTCCTTCTTTCCATCCACCAACATCTGTTTAGAACCATCCAGATATGATGAATATTTTTCATCCAGAAGAATCATTGTTACCCTCCATTAAGAACAATATCTTGATATTATAACATTATATAGAAAAGTTCTATTTAGACTTTATATTTTCTTAAGAGTTCCTCAATATAACTTAATTCAACACCCCATCTAGTGAGTCTAAATCCCTACCATTTCTTACTTTTCTGGCAAGAAGTTGCTCATCTACACCATCACCCACCTTTCCTAATTCTTTATCTAATTCCTGTTCTTTCTTTAATCCTTTGATTATCTCTTCATAATTCATTTGATGACCTCCCAGTTCTTATCAAACTCTTTATTTAATTCAAAAGAGAATTTATTTGTAATTGATGATAAGAAGTAAGTATATCTGTCTTCCTTAGTGACTCTACATGAATGTAGTCTATTCATGTAAAGATTAAACTGCTCCTCTGCATCTGTGGATCTAGGTTTCACACACACAAATTTCTGCTTGGTGATTGTCATAATAATGTTTTAAATAACGCGAGATAGACTTTGATTAAACTAGACAGAGCTAGTTAGGCTTTTTAAGATTTTGAGAATTGATTAACCAGTATATTTTCCATAGACTCTGCCTCCTCCTCACATTGAGGTAGTCCCTTGACATGCTGATACACATGCCATAACTCATGCAATAAAGTTTCAAGATAACTTGAATAATCAAGTTTGTTATGAATCTCTATGATAAAGGATCTAGGTTTTGTTAAACTCCCCTCTACCAAGCACCAACCAAAGACACCATCACTTTCTAGGTTCTTAAAAACCAAAGAAATATCTAAATGATGTCTAGGTAGATATTGACTCTTAAACCACCCTAAAACCCTCTCAGAGGTGCTTCTACGCCTGTCTCCAATGATACTAGTATAAAGCATGACGAATGACAATTTGTGTCAATCTAACACCCCAGTTCATGGCAAGCATGAAACTTGAGATGAATATTAATTTTTCTGTGCTAGTCAGTTGCATCACATAAGAATGAACTGTATATATTTTACCTTATTTTTTGTCTCTTGTCTATTTCTTGTGACACTTATTTAATTGTCAATTACCCATCAATAGAACCATTCAATTCAAAGGTTACATAAACTCTTATTGTGTAACTGTTATTATTAGTAACTTGTATTCCTTGGTTTGCTTGAGTAATATTCACTGAAGGAGCACCACCTGTTCCAGAAAAATCATAAAGACTACTACCAAGATTTGATTGACCAGTTGTTCTTAGGTGATATCCATATGCTATGCCTCTATTAACAGCACCATTTGAACTTCTTTGAACAAAAACATGAACAAATCCAGCAGCATGTCCATTTGTTGTAGTATAAGTTCCACTACTACCAGGTCCTAAGTTGGATGCTGGATATACCTTTCTGTAAAATCCATTAGCAGTAACAGCAGGATCACTATTGCTTTGTTTGAAGACTCCCTTTGCGATTACTGTTTGATCAGAATCAAGTCTTAAAACTTCTCTTATTGTATTAGTTCCATATCCTGTAGCAAAGTAAAGATCTCCTCTACCACCACTAACCTGTTGAACATCCATTCCCATGGCAGCAAATGCATTCCAACCATTATAAGTTACACCATTAAATAATATTTTTGTAATTGTTCCCTGTGGATTAGAAATACCAGAACCACTATATGCTTGATTAGTTAACTTAAGAGTAAAGTTATCAATGCCTAATAGATCTAAATGGGTTGGTCCCATATCAGTTCTGAGGTGCATACCTTTATCACCTGCACCATCCTGACCTGCTGTTCCTTTATCAGAACCACTACTTCCAGTATTAAAGAAAGTATAGGTTCCATTATCACCAGCAGTATTACCAACTTCAAATTGACCATTGTGAGCTTTAAATGCTGTGCCATCATCAGTTCTAAAACTTAATGAATTCTCACTATGACTGTATATGATACCACCTGAGTTTCTTCCAGAATTACCACCAACAGCATCACCAAAATATAATCTTCCTGCTCCAGAAGTGCTAGTTATTATTGCAAGTCCAGCATTACCAAAACTAGTACCACCAATAACCATTCCTGCGTGACCAGAACTTTCTGTGATTTCATTTACATCTGCAGTACCACCCAATAGTAAATGTGGTCCATCTTGTGTGAGGCGAAGTCTTTCATTATTTCCACCAGTTAGAAATCTCATTAGTCCTTCACTTCTTACATCAAGCATATTTGCACCACCTGCAGTGTTATGACCTAATCTTGCAAAGTTACCACCTGTTGATGGTCTACTCAACATTATCATATCAGTTGAAGTTCCATCCCAATTGACCTCAAAAGCTCCAATTGGATCATCAGTTCCAATACCAACCTCACCTGAACTACCATCAACCACTAAAACTTTTGTGCTTTTACCATTGTAAACTGCAAAGTCTCTAAACAGAGAAGTGCCACCTGCACGAGTATTAAATTTGTTTATTCCTACACCACCTGTTCCACCAGTTAGATTTCCAGAAACTCCATTAGAGGTTCTTCCACTGTTGATAAGATGTAAATCACCATCTTGTTTTTGATCTATGTAAGTATTAGCAACTCCATTTGGTATTCCAACTGTAACATCACCACCAACATCCAATGTAAACCCTGATCTTGGAATTGCAGATGCAATACCAACATTACCTGGTGATGTGATGCGCATTCTTTCACTTGCATTTGTCCAGAAAGCTAGGGAATCATCATCATGATTAAACTGAATTGCTCCTCGTCTCTGTTCACTAACATTATTATTACCATCTGCAAAAAATAATGAACCTAATGAACTAGTGCCTGAGAATATTGTCAGACCAGTGTTAGATGCACTGTAAATATTTAAATCATCTCCATCTCCATGATAAGTTCCTGCACTAGTGCCTCCTAAAATCAATCTACCACTTGAATCAACTCTGAGTCTCTGACTGCCAGCAGTCTCTAATGCAATTGTATCAGCAGCAGGAAATCTGATTGCAGTATTAGTATCTCCAGTATGAATTATCTTATCTGCTATTGATACATCACCACTAAATGTTCCTGTAGTTCCTGTAACTGCTTGAAATGTTGAGATACCAGAAGCTACTTGTAATCCTGTTGTATTTCCAAATATACTTAATCCTCTTGCTGTTACAACACCAACTGAGTCTACTCTAGTTACATCCTCATAAGTTAAAACACCAGCAATAGTAGCGTTACCACTTACATTTAATGTTCCTATTGTACCTATACCAGATACATTTAGACCTGTAGATGTTCCATTAAAGTTTATTCCATTCTGTGCAGTAATAATTCCTGA